AGGTGCATTTTTTTATATAATACTACTGTAATTAGGAATTACCAAGTACTTGAGGATTCGGACTTGTAAAAATTAGAGAAAATCCTACTTGATTAAGGTTTAGTCCAGATGACACTGAAAAGGTTCTTAATCATTAGAAACAGTTCACGAAGTTCAAAAGTCTTGAGAGGTCACAGGTTCGAATCCTGTCTGTTACCGAGGGTGCAGTGGAGAAGTGGTGTGTATCTCTTGAAATGTCAATTGGATGTTGCTATTGCAGTTAAACATTTGAGACAGAGCATAAGACTTATCGTAAATCGTAGAGTCATGTGAGTAAGCATGTGGTGAGAATGTCCCTAGTGACAATCAATATAACCAGTAACTACTTCACTACCTTGATTCAACCATTACACAACTTTGTCCATCCTCTAGTTAAAGAGTGAGGATTGTAAGATATCTTACCACTAAGGGACATTGTAAAAGAGAACGAGTACCATATGGATGCTAGATTCGTTGACCTTGTTAATCTGACAAGGTAGAGTTTACGCACATTGAAAGTTCGGTGGGTTGATACTGTATCAATACTGGGAGACATAACAAACGAAGGTATTTAACGCGAAAAAAGGGGACTAAACATGGTTAACTAACGAGGGCATCTGGTGGTAAAAAATCAGATTTTATTGAATTCCTGTTGGGGTCAGTGATGACTTTCCTAACTTTAGTAGTGGTGATATATGAATACAAGATAGAAGCGTGTTGACTGTTTGTTGTAAAAACAAGAGACGAGACTCAAGCGTGCAACAGACAGATAGTCGGAGACCTATACAGAATCCGAGCGTAGAAAGAACTCTTGAGTTAGAATATGATGATAAGTGTATGGATGTGAGTTGAAAACGATTGGTGTCTGGTACTTGTTAGATTCTTGGAGAATAAGAGGGTATAGTCGTCTAACAGTTAGTAGGGAATACGAAATCTCGCTCAAGGTGGTGATGAAACAGTGGTTGCAAACACCGAGTAGTCATTAATGAACTTCACCTTTTTAGACAATTGCTATCATAAGAACCATTGTCATTATTTTGTTTACTAAAGAGGGTAGCGCAAGAATTGGTGGAGAAGGAGCCCCCACCATTTGGTAAACAAATAGACGAACTTGAACACTGCTTATTAGGTATTGGATGGATGTAAGTGAGTCGGAAAAACCCACCTTTATGGTGGGTTTTTTTTATTTCTTTAAATGGTCTTCTGTTAATATTCTAAAGTCGTAGTTTCTATCTGCACAATATTCTCGTGCAGCTTCCCATTTTAATTGATTGATTGCATAGGTTCGTGCTTCACGAATATATTTACCATAGTGTTTATTTTTCTTGGTAGGTTTTCTACATTGTGCTTTTGGTTTAACTTCTATAACCTCACACTTAATATTACCTTCTGCATTTTTATATTTAATCCAGAAGTCTGGGTAATATCGATGTATTTTATTGTCTAGACTACGATATGGTATCACTATTTCTTCACTAGACCATTCTAATATCGAAGGATTTGAGTCACAATATTTCATGAATCTAAGTTCCCACATAGAACGATATACAACCTTAGTTGGGTCACCTTTATACTTTTTATACTCTTTTGGTTTGAATCTTCCCTTGTAACTCATATAAATACCTTAGTAACATAATAAACTTACAAGAGTATTTATATGAAATTTTTCAAAAACCTTAAATCCAGAATACTTGGTTCAATTAAAGAAGATTTAAACTCTGCAATTGGAGCTAGACAAAAATCATTTAACTCAAAAATAGCTGGTGCATTAGATGACCTAATTGCAATGAAAACTGGTATCAATATATCTAATATACCAAGTTCAATAACAGAAGAGGCAGCTATCAATGCAGAAAATAGAAGAAAGAAAATTAAATCAATAGACTCTGCAATTGGTGAGTCAGATAGAGAATTATCACAATCCACACCAGCAGATAGAACCATAATGAGATTTCCAACAAGTGACGATAGATATGTGGACAACTGGATTATATTTAGAACCATACCTAGAGCAATAGATAGTAAATACATGGTAGGTAATGTTTATGAAAATACTGGTTCAAGTCATGGTGGTTCTATCCTTACTGATAACGAATATGGTGATGCATTTTGGGATATGCCATTTGATGGATTAGATAAAAAGAAATTAGTATCATCATCATTCAGTCATAAAGGTTGTACTATTGCACTATACTTTCCAAATAATGTCAAGGATGCAGTCACAGTAGAATACGATACTAAAGATGTAGGTGCTGGTGATGTAATGTTAGATAATTTTATTAATATGTTTGATGGTGGTGAATTCTTGTCATCTATAGGTGATTCTGCAAGAGAAGGTGTACAAAAAATGAAACAAAGTATGATTGCAACTAAAGCTTTACAAGAAGGTGTAGTTGCAAATAATCCTAAGTTATTAAACTATGGTGGTGTTGGTATGAGAACACATAATTATATGTTTCAGTTAAATCCATACAATAAAAATGATGCAGATGAAATAAATGCAATAATACATTGGTTTAAACTCATGTCATTACCTACTTCATCAAATAAAGAACCAAGAATACAAATATTACCAGCGGAATGGAGTATTGACTTCTTCGGGCCTATATTAGGTAGTGTAGAACATCCACAAAATTGTTTCCTAAGTAATGTAGAAGTCGATTATAGTGGTGGTAAAGATATGTCGTTTATTGAATCTAGTGGTGATGCTTATAAACATTATCCCAATGGTGTCACTTTAAATCTTACTTTTAGTGAAATACTCAACATAGATAGACTTAGATATGTCGGTAGAGTATCAGCATTAACAGGTGGAAGTCCACAAAATCACATGGCAGAACTTGAAAACTTTGAGATGGGTGGTGGTGATGAGATAGCAAACGACAATAAAGATGGACAACTTAAATATGTACCAACAGAAGAAGGTGGTGGTGAAACAAAACCGAAGACAAAACGACAAGAGGCTCTTGATAGAAATACTACAGGTGAAGGGGGAGACTAAGTATGCCAGAGAATTATTTTGAACATTATCCAACGATTCAATTTGACCTTAAAAACGATGGTAATTTAATCGAAGCAAAAGATATATTTCGTAATATTAAAGTGTCACCAGATGTCGATACTGCAATCACAGGATACGAATATTATTATATTCAAGACCAAGATAGACCAGATGTAACTGCATCAAAACTGTATGGAGATGCTACTTTATATTGGTTATTTTGGATGGTTAACGACAATCTTGCAGTACATAGTGACTGGCCTAAATCACAATCAATATTAGAACGATATATTAAGAGAAAATATAGTGGAAAAGCACTAGTATCCAATCTACAAACAGATATCACTCAGAATCCAAGTGTAGATGATAATGGTCAACCAATACCTCACACTTTCACGATGGGGGAAAAGGTAGTAGGTTCTACCAGTTCGGCCTTCGGATTTGTCACCAAAGTAGACCCTACAAACAATCAGATAGTACTCAATGATATCAAAGGTATATTTCAAAATGGTGAAACTGTCACAGGGTCGAAGTCGTCCAAGAGTTTTACTCTCAGTTCGGTTCGGAATTTTTCGGACTCACCACATCACTACGAGGACTCAGAAGGTATCAAAACCTCAGTAAGTACAGGTAATACACCAGTGTCCAACCATGATTACGAACAGAAATTCAATGATGATAAGAGGTCGATAAGGTATATTAAACCAAGATATGTACCTAGTTTACTCAGAGAATTCAAGAGTTTTATCAGAGCATAATATAAATGATTGCAATAGGAAATAATACGCCAGGTTCTTATAGACTTACCAGTATTACTATAAGTAACAATGAAGGGAATCAGTATGATGTAACCAATTTATTAGAAGGGTTTAGAATCACTGAGAGCATCTACGATATGTTTCTTACTGGTAATATAGTCCTTATAGACAATCAGAATATATTTAATCGTATCGGATTTACTGGTCAAGAATATATTCGTATACATTTCTCTGGAATACAGGGACTTGAAGAAGAAGTACCAGAGGATGAACAAATAAATCAAGTATTTCGTATATATAATGTCTCTCATTACCATAGAGATACCGAAATAAATTTAAATAATGTAGTATTTTCTCTTGATTTTTGTAGTCCTTTATTATATGAAGCAAGAACTAAACGAATATCTCGAATATATCGTGGTCAACATGGAAAAATAATAAACGATATATGTCGTGACGAATTAAATTTTATTGAACCAGAAAACACTTTGAAAACGAGCGTGAAAGGGGGGAAGGAACTCGGTAACTTCTTTAGTGTACGAGACCCTAATGTCGGAGATGTTGCTGGTTTTCTTTGTCCCAATTGGACTGTATATAAGGCCTTAGAGTACCTCAGAGACAACACTTCCAACGATTCACAGGATGCAAAACCCTATGGAGACTCTTATTACCTCTACCAGACATGTCTCAACGGCTTTAGATTCCACAATGTTGCTTCTATGCGTACTATAGAGTATCTTGATGGGGATGTTGCCTTTGCCCCTAGGATGGCCTCTCAGAATATCAAAGAAAACTACGACTTTGTAGATGGCGGTGGTAATGATATACTAAACTACAACAAAAGTAACACTTATGACACCTTATCTGGACACACTTCTGGGTTATATTCTGGGAAAGCACTGATATATAACACCATAACCAAACAATTAACCGAAATAGAGAACGAATATACCCAACAATTTGAGATAGATACCGATGGCACATACAAAAATAAGAAGCTTTTCGGTGTTTCACCACCTTTTAGACTCTCCGAAGAGGGTATTAGAAGTCCCGCGGATGGTGCTGTAGAGGATGGCAACCCCTTAGAGGTTGCACCGAAGAGTCTCGAAGGGGACGCAATCACCAAAAGGTATGGGGCTGCAGTGCATTTTAGTTACTCAGCACCTTCCACCTTTAGTAATAAACTAGGAAATGAGGGAAATAGTGTTAGTTCTGGGGGCGAGACTACTAAATTTAATAGACAGAGAGTAGAGGCCCTCTTTGAAAGGAATAGAATGAACATACAGATTCCAGGCAGGACTAATATAAGCGCAGGGATGACGATTAATGTGCAACTACCCATGCCTACTGCAACAGGTGAGAGAGAAGAGATACTACATAATGGTAGTTTACTGGTCGAAGGTGTTACTTGGATAGGTACGAGAGAGGGCCTCGAAGTTCAGCTCTCATGCACCACAGATGGCCATCAAGTCAACATGGATAAGTACGAGGGTATGACACTTGACCAACAGTATTAGAGAAACCTCAGAGGGACAGTGCTTTGGGACTCCTACTCTTATTTTTTTGGGGCTTTGCACTACCCGCTAAAGTCTTGGGAAGTACTGGGACTCCTAGGTTTTTTCTGGGACTCCTAAATAATAATAGAGGATTATTATATGTTAGATAAAATAATAGAAATACACAGAGATGCATTATTTAAATCTATGGATTATTTTAATATAGATGAATATGGATTAGCGTGGTTCTGTTTTATTAAAGGTATATTATTTACTTTAATATTACAATGGATATTTTAATATGTCTAATTGGTTATATAAAAAATTAGTACCATATGCTCTTAAATTTAGAGAGTGGTCTAGAGATAAATTATGGGTTCAAGTATTAATGGGACTCCTACTCCTATGGATGTTAGGAATATTTAATCCCTATTGGTGTGTTTACCCAGTTTGTTGGATACAAGGTGCATAAATTATGACACGATGTTTTTTAAATAGTAAAATACATGGGGCAATCTGTACCGATGTAGATTTAGATTACGAAGGTTCTATTTTAATAGACGAAGACTGGATGGATGAGGTGGGACTCCTAGTCCATGAACAAGTTGATGTCTATAATAAAACCAATGGTAACCGACATACAACTTATGTCTTACCTTTACCCAGAGGTTCGAATGAAGTCTCAGTCAATGGGGCAGGAGCTCATCTTACCAACATAGGTGATGAACTTATTATTTGTTCTTACATTTATTTGGACGATAACTACGAGGTTCTACCTTTACGACATGAACCTCAAATAAAAATAATCGACCCTAAAGACCGAATGTACAGAGAATTATTAGGATTAAATTAATTAAATGTTTAGTGGTTTAGAAAATAACTTTTATACAGGTGTGGTTGAAGACCGAAATGACCCACTCTTTATGGGCCGAGTTCGTGTTCGAATCTATGGTTTACATACAGACGATAAACTTCTTATACCGACTCCAGATTTACCATGGTCTGAGGTTTTGATGCCTGTTACTGCACCTGCTTTATCTGGTTTGGGAATGTCTCCACATGGTTTAGTAGAAGGTTCTACAGTCATGGGTATTTTCCGAGATGAGAAAGATATGCAAGACTTTGTGGTCATTGGTTCACTCTTTGGACGACCTAGTAATAAATGGAAAATACCGAACAACGATGCAAGTAAAGCTGTAAGTAGGGATGCAGACAAGGGTTTTAACGACCCTAGAAGGGCTTCTAGAGGAGATTATGACTCAAGTATAGATAAACCCCAGAATGGTCGTAACTTCACTCTCATGGGGTCTCTGGAGACTGCACCATTAGGACGACCTACACTCGACCAAAAACTAGATGGGTCTGGAACAGTAGTTACATCCAAAGAATTAGGTGAAAGATATCCAAGGGACTCCTATGCAAAAAATAGTTTATCCGATGTAAATGAAAATGCAGTCGCAGGGTCAAGTGCAAATTATCCGAATGATGTAATTATAAAACACGAAGGTACAACAGTAAAAGAATTAACTCGAACAGGTGTCTCACCAAGTTATCCATTTAATAAAATGATTGAATCAGAAGCTGGTCATGTCCTAGAAATGGACGACACACCAAATGCAGAAAGACTACACATGTATCATAGGTCTGGAACAAGACTTGAAGTTTTACCAGATGGTTCACAAACACTTAAAGTGGTAAACGACAACTATGAGATTACTTTAAAAGACAAAAAAATATTAATTGGTGGAAGTGCAGATATAGAACTCGTCAATGGGAATCATAATCTACAAGTATATAATGGTGATATATCATTGACTGCACATAAAGGAAATATTAATCTATCCACCTTAGACAGTAGTAAAGCTACTATTATAAAAGGTAAGGTATCATTAAATGGTACTGCATACGATTAATGACAACATCAACCTCAGTTTCAGTTCCATGTCCAGATGTACTTGTTCCAACTGCTGACGACCTAGAAGAAATAATAATTTTTATTGGGAATCAATATGGTTGGGAATATATTGAACCCATCAATGAAATCCTTGGTGCTTTTCCTTTATCTCATACTTGGAATAAAGTTGATTTAGATATTCCAGAATTAGAATGGGAAGGTAAAATCCAAGCAATGATAGAGGAATTTAAACTATTCCCAATCATTAAAATTGCAGAGTTTCTTAGTGTCCCTTTATCAGTTCCGATTCCAGGCCTTGGTATTACAGTTGATTGTCAGAGATTAATTGCTGACCCTAGTTACAAGGTACAATTATTAAAAGAACTTGAGGAACTAGGAGATGGAGTATTAGATTTATTCTTAAGTAAAACTACTTTAGGAAACTGGGATGGAACATTTGGTATTGATTCACCAGATATAAAACTAAGTAAAGCATGGAAAGAAATATGTGAAGAAATACAAAAGACATTGCAGTCTGGTGGTATGAGTGCAATGTTAAAGATAGTAGACTCTACTGCATTTGAAGTTATAAAAGAAGTATTAGAGGAAGCTCTTCCAGACGAATTTGCATTCTTTGTATCTCTTATAACAGAGATTCCAAAAGGTCAGTTATTAGGTGGTGAGATGATTGATGTAGATGCAATTATTGTTGCACTGAGAAAACAAGCAGAAGAGGCTGGTCAAGATTTACAAGAGGCTATTTTAGAATATGAATTACCTTTAGTATCAGACATACCAAGCTTTCTTGGATTAGAAGATGTCTTACCAAAGACTTTGGGTGATTTGATTGACTTAGATAAAACACAACAACGAAAGAAAATAGATATGCCTAATTGGAATATACAGAAGTTGTTTGAAAGGTTAAAAACTTTCTTTAAAGATTTACCACAATTATTATTAGAACAAGTATTATTACTTCTCGAAGCAGTTGAAGCTTTAATATCTCAGTTTATTCCAAGTGAAGTTTTTCCACCATACACACTCTGTAAGTTTTTAACATTCTTAGGGTTTCCAAAACAGATATCTGTTTCTAATCTAGTACTAGATGGTGCATAAATAATAGTATGAGTAATATAAATCAAAAGAGTAGAAGTAAAATTACTGCAAGAAAGTGGTATACAGATATAGATTTAAATCTAACTGCACATCCTTCTTCTGGAGATTTGTCACTCAAGTATGATAAAGATGCAGTCAAAAGGTCATTAAGAAACATCATGTTAACTAATAATTTTGAAAGACCTTTTAAACCAAACTTTGGTGCAAATTTGAGGGGACTCCTATTTGAACTTGCAGACGACATTACAAAGTATGAAATAAGAAGTCAGATAATGGAAGCTGTTGAAGCATATGAACCAAGGGTTAGAGTTAATCAAATAGATTTACAACAATCGAGAACTGGAAATGACATGCATGTCAGTTTAATTTATGGAATTGTGGGTATACAAGAACCTCAACAAGTAGAAGTAATATTACAGAGAGTACGATAATGGCAACAGTAAAAAGTTCACAAGTCAATATCACCGATTTAGATTTCGATGATATTGCATCCAATCTAAAAGAATATTTAAAAGGTCAACAGACACTTAAAGACTATGACTTTGAAGGAAGTAACATTAGTATATTGATTGACCTTCTTGCATATAGTTCACATGTTTCAGCCTTCAATGCAAACATGGTTGCATCTGAATTGTTTTTGGATACTGCACAAATAAGAAAGAATGTAGTATCTCGTGCTAAAGAAATAGGATACACACCAACAAGTGCAACTGCTTCAGAAGCACTCATTGACTTACAAGTAAACAATCCATTAGTAGGTGGTGTTACTCCTTCATCATTAACAATCAACAGAGGTCATAAATTTAAAACAACATTTGATGGTTCAGTCTATCCTTATGTTGTACTAGAGTCAAGAACAATTTCACCATTAAATAATGTTTTCAAATTTGAAGATTTAAAAATATATCAAGGTTCTATGAACTCCGATATTTTTGCATACAATGGTCAAATACAAAATCAAAGATTTCCATTATCAGAAGAGTTAGTTGATACTTCTACTATTACAGTTACAGTCCAATCAACAGGTGGTTCATCTTCTGCATGGTCACAAGCAACAGATATCAGTTCAGTAAATGCAAACAGTACAGTATGGTATGTACAAGAAAATGACCAAGGACAATTTGAAGTTTATTTTGGTGATGGTGTTATTAGTGCAGAACCTTTAGATGGTGATACAATTACAATTTCATATCTAGTAACAAACGAAAATCATACCGATGGTTCATCACAATTTGCTATGTCTGATTCAATAGGTGGAAATACAGATGTCACTATTACAGTAAAAAATAATTCAAGTGGTGGTAAAGATAAAGAGAGTATCGAATCAATTAGATTTGCAGCTTCTAAATTTTACACCTCACAAAATAGATTAGTTACAACAGACGATTACAAATCTAAATTACAAACTCTATACCCAGGCGCAGATTCTATCTCTGTTTGGGGTGGTGAAGACAATAATCCACCAATGTATGGAAAGATATTCATTGCAATTAAACCTTCACAGACAATCAATAAATTGACTACCTCAGAAAAAATTATTCTAAAAGATAAATTAAAATCACTAAATATGTTAACAGTAAGACCAGAAATAGTTGATGCAGATGTGATTGATATATTAGTTACATGTAACTTTAAATACAATCCTCGTGCAACTACAAGGACTGTTTCTGAACTTGAAACACTGGTAAGGGCTGCAATCATTACACATGACAGTACCTATCTCAGTGGGTTTGATAGTATCTTTAGGCACTCAGTTCTAGCGAAAGACATAGACAGTGCAGAATCATCGATTCTTTCGAATATCACAACTGTCAAACTTAGAAAGACAATTACTCCGACATTAGGTCAGAGTAAAGGTTATACTGTAGAGTTTGGTAGTGGTAATGCATTCTACAATCCTCACCGAGGACACAACAAAGCAAATGGTGGTATCCTAACTACCACACCATTTAAAGTATCTGGATTCACAGATGATTTTCTATTTGACGATGATGGTGAAGGGAACTTAAGAAGATATTCATTTGTTGGTGCAGAAAGAATCTATGCAGATAGTCAAGCAGGAACAGTAGACTATTCCAATGGTAAAATAACAATCAATGGTATTAACATATTAGAAACAGGTAATACCGATGGAACAATTCACTTTACAGTGATTCCGAATTCAAATGACAGTGTTGCATTTAGAAGTAATCTTCTAGATATAAACTCGTCATTGATAAATGTGACTGGAGCTACAGACTCCATCGCATCTGGTGATACGAGTGCTGGGGTTGGATATACATCCTCTTCTAGTTACTCCTAAACTATGATTCATGTGTATGCATGAAGTAATATTCCCACATGGTGTGGGTTTTAATAATGCTAAATTAGAGAGGAACTAAAAATGGCAGATAAAAAAGTAACAGCATTGTCCGACTTAGGGACAGGCATCGCAGGTGAAGACTTGCTTCATGTTATTGACGACCCTTCTGGTACTCCAGTAAACAAAAAGGTTTCAGTCAGTAATGTTTTAAATAACCTTCCAGACTATCTTGGATTTGCTCAATCAGC